CTCCGCTCGACCACAAGTTCCGAAAGAAGAAGTTAGTCCTATTACAGCTCTCCTCGGCTACCAACCATTTCTGGTAGGCAGCAGCTTCCCGATCAATTCCGAGATCGAAATCTCTGAATTTTTTAAGAAAGCTGGTGAGGAGATAGTCCACAGCAAAATCGTGGCTACTGCCGTAATCCGCAGGATCGATACTAGAAGCGGTAAGCTTCGAGTAGTCTTTCTTACGAAATGCGTCAAGTAGACGGCTAGCAAGTGGATGCTGACAATCAGTAAGAAAACGAGTAATAATTCCATCTGTAAAGTCCTTAAGAGGGCTGGAAGGATCCAACCCCTTAGGTTCTGGACGATGGAGCCTACTACTCATGATTTTCGTTGCCTCCGATGATGGTGGCAAGAAAACCAAGTCTGTCGTCGGGTTCCCTTCGCGCATCAAACTCTATAAAGCTGCTGTCAAGATACTGATTCCCTTTCGCTGCCTCACGGTAAGCGAAGGAGATGTACTTGGCAATCAGCTTATAGCCTTGATAGCGCGAGAGGACCCCTCTCGTACTGGAGTCCATCTTCAAAAAGAAGCAGCGTATCTCTTGATACATGTCACGTGTTTTTTCATAGGAAGACCTATAGCAGGCCTTATCTTTGAATTGCTCTGTCGTTACAGTGCCATCACTGGCAATGTAGCGTGCATAGCACACGAGAACAGTTCCGGCCCGTCCATCTTCCCAAGATGGATTAGAGACCGACAAGAAATACGATTTCAGAACTGGGTTCATGAAATTAAGCTCCTTAGATGGTTACCAGACGGCTTCGAGGTTCCACACCGCATTCTGCATGACGGCATCCGCATTCATGTTCTTGCTGAAAGCAAGAATATTTTTGCGTTCCGCCAATAGGCAGCGTGCGGGCAAGACGAACTGCTCACGCGACATCACGGTGTACGCGACCTTCGGGGACGGGGTATAACCCCCGTCTGATCCGGAGATCGTTTCCAGCGTGGGAAGCATGACCCGTTTGTCGACGTCCGTCTTGGAAGCCGATTGTCGCACCGAAAGGGTGACAGTCGGGAATCCAATGGCGATGCCGCTG